CTGCGTGAGATTGCCGAACTGGTCAAAACTCCGCAGGCCAAGGATAAAGCCGATGCCGACTTTGTGATCGGCTCCACCTACATCGAGCATGACGCCCGCTCGCATAACCGCCAGCGCGAGGCTGGCACATACTGGCTGCTGTGCATCGACGTTGATAAAGGCTCGCCAAGCCTGACCGAGCTAAAGTCGGCCATCACCGATCTGACGGGCAATTCCGCTGCGCTGTTCTATTCGTCGGCTGGAGCCAGCCACGAGGAACAGAAGTGGCGTGTCATCATACCGCTGGCCGAGCCTGTCAGCGGGGCTGACTATGCCGCCGTGCAGGCCAGCCTGTTTGACCTGATGTGGGCCGAGCATAGCATAGAGTGCGATGCGGCATTGGCCCGCACAGGTCAGCCTGTATTCCTGCCAAACGTGCCGCCAGCCCGCCGCGATGACGCAGGCCAGCCGCTATTTTATCACGGCCTGCCATATCGTGGTGAGCAATACTTCAACGTGCAGGAAAGCCGCGTCTGGCAGAATATGCTGTTCCGCAAGCAGCGCGAGCAGATGGCCGAGGAGCAGGCTGCACGGGAACGCGCTCAGAGGGCCGCAGAACGCGCTCAGAGGGCGGCTGCAAGGCCAGATGATGTTGACCCTGTGGATGCGTTCAACGCCCGCTACAGCGTGTCTGACGCGCTCCTGCGCTATGGCTACGAGCAGCAAGGTGCCAGCGACCACTACCGCAGCCCGTATCAGACCAGCGGCTCTTTTGCCACGCGGGACTACGGGACGCACTGGGTCAGCCTGTCAGGTAGCGACATGGCGGCTGGGATCGGCCAGCAGCGCGAGGCATATTGCTGGGGCGATGCCTTCGATCTCTACTGTCACTTTGAGCATGGCGGCGATATGCGAAAAGCAGTTCGCGCCTATGCCGACGAGATCCGCCCTAGCCCGTTTGAACAGGTCAACCGTCAGATCGAGGAGCAGTCGTCGGTTGACGATTATTCGGACTTCGACGACCTGCCGACCGAGGAGGAGCCTGATCTGCCGCCGCTGGTCGATCTAGCCGAGCCAGCCGAGCAGACATGGCCGACACCAGTTGCGCCCATCGACGAGGCCACCCTACCGAGGCGGGCCTGGATTTATGCCCACCATCACATCCGCAGCTTCCTGACCATCACAGCATCGGCGGGCGGGATCGGCAAATCCAGCTTGCTGATGATCGAGGCGCTGGCCGTGGCAACTGGGCGGGCTTTGCTGGACGAGGCAGTCAAAGAGCGGACAAACGTCTGGCTGCTCAATCTGGAAGACCCGCGCATTGAGATGGAGTTGAGGCTGGCCGCTGCGATGCGGCATTATGAGGTCAAGCACGAAGACATCGCTGGCCGTCTGTTCATGGACGGCGAAGACGACATTTCGCTGGTGTTGGCCGCAGAGGGCCGAGATGGCGTCCAGCAGAATGACGCGCTGCTTAATTATATGCGGGACAAGATCATCGAGCATGGCATCGGGCTGGTCATTATCGACCCTTTCATATCGGTCCACCAGGTCAACGAGAACTCCAACATGAGTATTCAGGTGGTCGTCGCTATGCTGCGGCGGCTTGCCCGCGAGACCAACGCTGCCGTGCATCTGGTCCACCACGTTCGCAAAGGCAACGGTCAGGACAGCGATATTGACTCGGTGCGTGGCGCAGGCTCGCTTATCGGCGCAGCACGGGCGGCGCGGGTCATCAACCGCGTGTCAGCCGACGAGGCGGCACGGCTGGGCATACCTGAGATCGAGGCTAGAGGGCTGTTCTCAGTGACAGACGGCAAGGCCAACCTTGCACCGCCGCCGGATGCACAGGTTTACCGCCGCATGATTGGCGTGAAGCTGGACAACGACGAATGGATCGGCGTTGCGGCGGGCTATAAGCTGCCCGACCAGTGGGCTGGAATGACGGATCGGGTGGTCAATCAAATCTTGGACAAGATCGACGCAGGCCCAGAGAACGGCGAGAAGTGGTCGCTGCGTCCGCAAGATAAAGATCGCTGGGCTGGCAGGGTCATCATGCAGCAGAAATTTGGCGACCCTTTGAACGCGAAAACCGACATTCAGGCGAAGGCCATCCTGAAGAAATGGATGGAAGAAGGGCTGCTTGAAGAGGTCACTTACAAGAGTGAAAACCAGCGGAAAGACCGCAAAGGTGTGGTCTCGACAGGGCGTGTAGGAGAGCAAAATTGATTTGCGCCACTGGAATGCAAGAGGTGGTTTCAGTGGCGCACCAGTGGCGCAAATTGAGTGCGCCACTGCAGAATTGCCCTATAGTAAAAACCCAGCGGCGCATTCTGCGCCACTGCGCTACTGCCACTGGCGCGTCAGTGGCGCAGCAAGCTGGGGTTTTACGGCTAACAGGGCAATCCCGCGCCAGCATCTACGGAGGTCAAAAATGAAAATCCGGCTCACTAAGCAGGAACTCTCGCTGGCCCGTCAGGCGGCTGCACTGCGTTGGCAGTTGGCCCGTGCGGCGGCTGTCAGCAATCAGAAGCGGGCAGGCGAGAGCGATGGCGATCTTGACTATCTCGGCATCCGCGCTGAGATGGCGGTCGCCAAGCTGCTTGGCGCAGACTACTCCGCGATGGCCCTCGGCATAGATGATGGCGTCGATATGTGGGTGGGCGATGTCTCGATTGATGTGAAGGCCACATTCCATGAGACAGGCAGGCTGCTGTTCAAGTCGCAAGACGCCTTCAATGCTGACCTAGCGATCCTTGTCACCAAGACCGAGGCCGAGGATGTGATGAACGTGGTCGGCGGCGTTGGCAGGGCTACCTTCCTGCGGGAAGCCGCGCAGACGGATCTGGGGCGCGGGCTGTGCTATGTGATGGATCAAGTTGAACTGATGACCATGCCCGACATTTGGGCCAAGCTATGTGAGAGGAAATATCAATGACGAAGAAGCCCATCCGGCGGCAGAAGAAATCCGACCGCCTCATCACGCCACACGCGAGCAAAGACGAGATCATGATCGACTTTGCCATCGGGCCTTTCGACAGGCTCACCCGCGAGATGGAGCGCAAGTGGGGCGTCGATATGCTGCCAGAGCTGGTCAGCGCCGAGACCGCCTCGAAATACGGCTACGCGATGGCATCGCTGAACGAGCAGATCGAGGCCAACGATCTTGAGGGCGTCAAGAAGTGGGTCGGCGTCTGTATGCGTGGGTTGATGGCGATGGACGCAGAGGCCGAAAATAGCGGCGTAGAGCCAGCTTCCGATCTTTGCTGGATCATGGAAGCCGAGGGTCGGAGATACGGCCTCCTGCGCGATCCTAGAGGCTGGAAGAGGGCATCGGAGAAATATCCCGATGTTGAACTTGTCACGCCGAGGGAAATGGTGCTGGCGCTGGCCGCATATCAGCAGACCGTGGTGAAGCAGACGTATGACCAGATCAAGCAGTGGTCGCCAGGCGCAGAGGTGACGGCGTTCCGGTTCAACGGGGAAGACAACCTTGACGATCTGCCGCTTTAGCGCGTAGATAAAGGGATAGGAGAGAAGAATGAACTGGCAGACAATCATCGTCACAAATGTGATCGAGCCGAGCAGATCGGCCTTTGCTGTCCGAGAGGACAACGGCGAGCAGGTCTTCATTCCGCCCACAGTCAGCCGCGCCTGCGAGATCGAGCCGAGCGACATCGTGCTGGCGAAGCTGGTGCCAAACCGCGATAGGCGCGGGATCGACATCCAGAGCGTCCCGTGGCTGGCTCCGCTGGTCACGCGGGAAGATGAAGGTATGATGGATGCCGACGAGGTGAAGGATCGGCTGGATGAGTATGACTTCCCCGTCACGGCGGATGAGGTCGAGATCCCGTTGATTGCGCTGCAAGCCGCGCACCAAGAAGGCAAGATCGTGAAGATCGTTGTTATGCCCGCACCGAAGGCCGAGCGCATTGTGATGTGGGCCGCAAGCATGGATACAGTATGACCCGCAGACAGGACGTTCTTGACGAGGCCAGCAGGCTTATTCACGGGCCGCGCCAAGCCCACTATGGCACACCATCGGTCAACTTCCGCAGGTTCGCGGATCGCATTGAGCAGCACATCGGTCAGGATGTGCCGACTTGGCAAAGCGCGGTAATCATGGCAGACTTGAAGCTGGCGAGGCTGGCTCAGGGCTATCACGAGGACAGCATCGTTGATGCCATCGGCTATCTGGCTCTTGCAGCCGAGCTATACAGCGAGGAACGCGATGAGCCTGATCGACCTGACGCCAGCGGATGAAGAAAACAGCACAGGCATAGCCCATTCTATGCTAGAGTTCTGCCTCGATATGCTTGAGGACGACGAGCCTATCGAGGATGTGATCTACGCCCTCACGCTGGCTCTGGCCG